CGTCGCCCGTGTCCCAGGTTTCGGCGAGCATGGCCTTGCGCCACTCCCCCGCGTCGCCGCCCGCGCGGGCGGCGTAGAGCTGGGCGATGTCGGCGGACACCTTGTCGAGGAGGGCGGCGGTGCGTTCGTGCTCGGCGCCGTTGCCGTAGGTGAGGGTGAGCGCGTCGTGGATCATCATCTGCGCGCCGGGGTGCATGACGATCTCGTCGCCGGCCATCGCGATCACCGACGCTGCGGAGGCTGCGAGCCCATCGACGTGCACGACGACGTTGGCCGGGTGGTCGGCCAGGCCGTTGGCGATGGCCACCCCGTCGAAGTAGTCGCCGCCCGGGCTGTTGAGCCGGACTTCAATGGTGTCCACGCGCAGCTGCGCGAGGGCCGGCACCAGGTCCATGGCCCAGACGCCGAAGCCGCCGATCTCCTCGTACAGGTAGACGGTGGCGGTGGCGCCGCTGTTCTCCACGCGCGCCTGCGGGCGGGTGCGGCTGCCGCCGTTGCCGGCCAGCGCGGCAGGGCGCGGCAGGGCGCCGAGGCGGGCGAGGATATCGCGGGTTTTCATGGCTTCCTCCAGAACAGCTCGATCACGTCCGCGAAGAACCAGCCGACCGCAATGCCGATGAGCAGGGCGTGCATGAGCGCGACCTGGGCGAGGGTCTGCATGTAGACGGCGGACATCAGCGCCACACCCCGGTCACGGTGCCGCGGCAACGCGCCCGGCCGAGGCAGTCGACGTAGCCGCCCATCGCCGTATAGAGCTTGTCGAGAGCGCCCAGGTCGTCGGTGGTGGCAATGAACCGGCCGTCGATCTCCCGGCAGGGCGCGCAGGTGTTCCCGTCGAGCGTCTCGTCTGCGTAGAGCGATCCGACCGGGCCGGCCTTGAAGGTGGCGATCCGCGCCCGGTTCTGTGTCCCAGTGAGCGCGCCGCCCAGCTGGTCACGCTCGCGCTGGTCGCCGCGTTCGTCGAGCGTCTTGGTCACCTCGGCGGCCACCTGCGCGCCGGTGGTCACGCCGGGCACGTGCACGCGGATGGCCTCGGTGCCAGCAGTGAGCGCCTCAGCGGCGGCCATCAGGGCGGCGATGGTGGCCGCGACGTCGGTGGTCTCGTCGACCGCCTCGGCGGCGGCCTCGCCGGCCGTGGTGGCGAGCACGGAGGCGACGATGCCGGCGGGGGCGCGCAGGGTGACGCCTTGTGCCTCGGCCTCGTTGACGACGCATTGCGCGGCGGCGGTGGCCATGCGGGCGAGCGCCTCGCGCAGCAGCTGGGCGGCCTGGTCGCTGTCCACGGTGAGGCGGGCCAGGGCGGGGACGTCGCCGTCGTCGACCGCGTTGACGATCTGGCGGCGCAGCTGGGCGCGCCAGTGCGCGCGCACGTCGTCCCACTGGCCGAGCAGCCGGTTCAGCTCGCGGGTCCAGGCGGCCTGGAGGGGTTGCAGGTCGACGTCAGGCACGCCCTCGGCGCGGATGTGGGTACGTGCGCGCGCCTGTGCGGTCGATGAGTAGGCCACGAGCACGAGATCTGCTTGGCGCTCCATGAAGCTCACCCCTCCCCCAGTACCTGAGGTGGGTCGTCGGGGGCGAGTGCTTTCATGTGCAGCACTCGCTTGCCGTTCGCGTCGGTCTCGTCACCGATCACCTGGTAGCGGGTGCCAGCGGGCAGGATGACTTCGCTCTCCTGATCGATTCCCACGCCGGCGCGGTCGCCGACCCCGTTGACCACGATCATGTTGCTTCCCGCGGGAACGTCGATCTCCATGCGGACGGGCATAGCGCGGAAGTCGGCGGGCGGATCTGAGTTGACCGTGGTCGATGAGAAGGCGTGATCCACGAAGATGTCGCCAGGCTGCAAGCCCTCGGGGATGGCCTCGGCGCGGACGAAGCGGCGCACGTCGACCGGGCTGGTGCTGCGGTAGCGCGCCGCGAGGCTGGACAGCTGCTGCACCTCGGCGCCCGCGTCTTCGGCGAACATCGAGTCCGGGTCGCGGGGTGGGTAGTACTGGTTACCGCGCAGCCATTCGTTGACCATGCGGAAGTTGTTGCCGGTGTACTCCGACAGCGACCGGCGCTCGATCGAGGTGTAGCCGGTCATGCGCTCGCGATAGTCCGCGAGGAGCTCGGCGCCGCCCCAGCGGCGGAACTTGCCGTCGGGATCGCGGGGATGCTTGCCCTCGTCCCAGTCGGCGCGCGGGTAGGTGCGATTGGTCGGCCCCTGCGCGGGCTTCTCCTCGTCGCCCTTGGTCGGGGGCTGCCCGCCCGGCTGCTGCCCTGGGGGTGCCTGCTCGCCGGGCGGGAGCGGGTTGCCGTCCTCGTCGACCGCAGCGCCGGGGACCGGGATCTCGACCTCTTCGAAGTCGATCTCAGGCAGGCCGTAGGCGGCGAAGACGTCGTTGACGTCGAACTTCACGCCGGGGATGCCCATGATCGCCACGGCGGCGTTCACCTTGGACGTGCGATCCAGGGCGTCGATCTCGGCGTCGGCCTGCACCGGGGAGTCGTAGTCGAACTCCACGCCGCTGCCGGTGCTGCCGAACATGGGCAGGAACTGCCAGTTCAGCATGTCGCGCCACCGGTTGAGCCGGGGCACGGTCAGCTTGGAGGAGAACTGGTATTCGGAGGCCAGCGCCGAGGCGCGGTTCACGTCGTCGGTAATGCCCAGCGCCGTCTTGGAGACCCGGAAGGCCTCCATGATGGTGTCGCGCCCGGCCGCGCGCAGCTCCATGAACTGCATGTCGCGCTGCGAGAACGCGCGGGGCACGTACTTACCCTGCTCGATGACGGCAACCCGATGCGCCCTTTGCACGCCCTTGTGCTGCTCGTTCCACCGCATGACCATCTCGTCGAACTGGTCGTCGGACATGCGGTGCTCGACCTCGATGACGCCGCCCGGTTCGGCGGAGTTGAGGAAGAAGTTGCGGTTCCACTGGGCGGCGAAGTCGGCGGCCTGCAAGTCGGTGGAGATGGCGTCCACGGCGGAGGCGCCGCGGTAGGGGTCGATCGCCGAGGGCTTGCGCAGGTGCAGCACCTCGTCGACCTTGAACGGGATCTTCTCGCCGTCCGGGTCGAGGTAGATCCAGCCGGCCAGGAACTTGGTCGGGTGCGGAACCGGGGTCAGCTTGTCCGGGCGCACGGGCCACAGCTCGATGGGCAGCGTGCCGGCCTTGGCGACGATGATGGCGCCTTCGCCGGTGAGGTCGACGTGCTGCTGCACGAGCTCGCGCAGGAAGCTCCCCGTCATGAACGGGTTGGGGCGTTCCCAGATGTCGCGGGCGGCGTGCTTGGGGACGGACTCGCGCTCGTCGTCCTGGAGCTTCCCGTTGGTGGGCTTGCGGTACAGGTCCCAGTCCGGCTCGGCGACCGCGGTGGAGAGCGCGTCGATGATCGCGAACAGGGTTCCCGAGGTCATGACGGAGCGCAGCTGATCCTCGCTGGGGCCGGTGCTGCCTCGCCCGCCGCCGAACAGGCCGGACAGGGGGCTGTTGCCCGTGCTGCGGGGCGCGTAGGGCACCGGGGCGGCGTTACGCGGGCGCACGAAGGCCTTGGCGAGGATGCTCACGGGCCGTACCTCCAGGCGAGGACGAGGCAGCCCACGCCCGCGAGGGCGACGCCGGCCGCGAGGAAGACCATCCCGGCTGCGACGGCGAGCAGGAGTAGGCCTGCGACGTCGAGCAGTACGCCGAGGCGGACGGTGCCGAGCTTGACCTTGCCGAGGATGCTCACGCGGCACCTCCCGGGAAGGGAGATGGCACAGCTTCCAGCTGGATTACGTGAACCTCGCGCAAGATATCCCCGTCCTCACTCAGGCGAGGACGCCGCGGGCCATCGAACTGGTAGGCCTCGTAGCGGACTTGACGCGATGCCTCGTCGCGCTCGATCCAGCCCGGCACCGCAACCTCGCCCGGATCAATGCAGTGATGGCGCAGCCACTCGCGCCACAGGTCAAGCTCTCGCGCCGGCGGCATCGTGCCGAACTCGCAGCGCGCACTCATCAGAGGAACCTCACCCTCGGGCGCGCCCGTAGGTCCAGGTGAGCGCACATATACCTCATGGCATCGACCCCGTGATCGTCCGCCTTCTTGGGCTCCTCCTTGGGCGGCTTCTCCGCGGCGGCGGTGCCCTCCCGGCCGCGGTCCCAGACGTAGCCGGGGATCTCCTCCAGCGTGGAGGTGGGCTTCTTGCTGCCGTCCAGCTCGGGATCCAGCTCGACGCGGGCGGCGGGGTGGAAGAAGATGCGCGGCTTGCCGTCGCCGGCCACCTTCAGCCGCTGCTGCACGGCCTGGATGCCGTCGGAGACGCTCTTGTGGGCGGGCACGGTGCCCATGTCCAGGTAGCGCTCTAGCGTGGCCCGGTCTTCGGCGTCGTGGTCGCAGATGATCGCCCGCGGCTTGGGCTCGCGCCATCGGCGGGGGCCGTCCTTGTAGCGGACGAGATCAAGGATGTCGCGCGCGTGGTCCTCGACGAGCCGCTGGGTGCGGTACAGCTCGCGGTACAGGTACAGCCGACCGTCCGGGTCCTCAGCCCAGCATTGGAGGACGAACGGGTTGGTGTAGCCGAAGTCGACGCTCCAGTAGCGCGGCCAGTCGTGCGGCGGGTCGGCGATGGAGCGGTTGTGTAGCTGCGGGTCGTAGGCCTCGTACACCTGACCTTCGGCGGCGACCCAGCGGCCGTGGCGCAGGCGGTCGTAGCGCACGCCGGTGAGGTTGTCGAGCTTGCTGATGTAGCTGGCGCCCACGGGGGTGAGCTCGCCGCCGCCGGTGAACAGCACGGGGTTGTCTTCGTGCCTGGTCGCCAGCATGGTCGTGGTGCCACTCAGGGCACGCTGGTGCAGCCAGTGGTTCGGGGCGTCGGGGTTGGTGTCGGCCATGAGCTGCTGGAAGGACACCTTGCCGTTGCGGAGCCGGGTGGTGATGTTTTCCCAGTCCGTCGTGGTCAGCTCGATGGCTTCCTGCACGTAGACCATGTCGTACTCCGAGGACATGATCTTGGTGGGCTTGTCCATCCCGCCGATCATGATCTTGGAGCCGTTGGAGTAGCGGTACTGCGGCGGCTCCGACGTGCTGCCCCCGTAGTACGTGACATCGCCGGTCGCCAGGCTCTCCGCGGCGACGTGCTCGCGGTAGGTCACCAGGCCCGTCGAGCTGAGCGAGTCGCGCACCTTGCGCACCATCAGCCCCCGCGCACCCGGGTTCAGCAGCATGATCAGGTGCAGCTTCTCCAGCAGCGCGCGGGACTTACCAGTACCGGCCGGGCCGGACAGCAGTAGCTCCGGGTCGCGGTTGGTGAAGGCCTCGCGGGCGGCGCCCCATGGCACGTAGGTGTGGGAAAGGGTGGCCGTCATGACGCCGCCCACGAGACGAGCAGGAGCCCGCAAACGACAAGTCCCGCCAGCAGGGCACCGAGGGCAACCCAGCTGGCGGGACTGCGCTCCCACCTGTCCCAGCGGTGAGAAGCGGCTGTCGTCGCCACAACCAGGCCCGTATCTGACGGGCGCTCGAATCGTAGCGTAGGTACTGACATCAGTAGATCAGGGGCGCGGTGTGTCGCGAGGTGCCTGCTCACAGGCGATCCAGGTCGAACTCGCCAGCCCGGACGCCGAGCACGAACGCCGCCCACTCAGCCGAGGTGAAGCGCAGCACGTCGCCCTGCCAGGCGAGCTCGACGTCTTCGCCGCGGACGCGCTCCATCTCGTAGTCGTGCTTGCCGGCCTTCACGTCGACCAGGAACGCGTCCCACTCGGCGGCGGTGAAGGCGAGCTCGACGGACGGGTCCTTCGTGTCACGCACGATCACCTCATCGGCCTGCGCAGCGACGCCCACGCAGCCGCCCGAGTGGCAGAACGACGAGATCGTCAGCTGCACGTCCACGCAGCCGGCGTCACCACAGAACGAAGAGATCATCGCAGCGCCTCCGGATACAGCTTGTCCCGGTCGAACTCGCCGTTCTTCACGCCCGCAATGAACGCGTCCCACTCGGCGAGCGAGAGCAGCACCTGGCGAGTCGGCCACGCGGTGGAGCTGACGACGATGGCGTCCTCGACTTGTTCGACCTCCACGCAGTCGCCGCCCGAGCAGAACGAAGAGATCACCGCAGCTCCTCAGGGCTGACCCCAACGACTTCGTACCTGACCGATACGCCGCCTTCGTGGCGCACCGTGCGGGCCGGCAGCTGGCCGAGCTCTTCGGACACGGCGCGCAGCGCGGACTGGGCGGTGCGCATCATCTCTGCGGCCTGGACCCCCGCTTTCGCGGCGCGCTCGGGGTCGGCCATCAGGTCGGCGATGTCGTCGACCTGCTGCTGATACTCCGCGATGCGGTTGGCCTTGTCCGCGACCCACAACGCGGCGAAGTCATCATCAAGCTTGGCGGCTACCTGCTCGATGCGGGCGGCGTGGCGGTGCTTGAACAGGCGCACGGCCTCGGCGGAGACGCCGAACTCCTTGCCGAGCGCGCCGTTGGACTTCTCGCCCTTGGCGATCTCGCGGATCAGGCGCACCTTGACGTGGCCGCGCTCCAGCGCGCCGGCCTCAGCCACGGCGCGCCCCAAGCGGAGCTGACAAGCACACGAGAGTGATCCGTCTCTGACCACCGGGGACAAGGGGGGAGCGTCCAGCGGTCGTGCGCGATCATAGCCCAACGAACAAAACCCCACACGTCGCGTGTGGGGTTTTGCCGTCCCTGTCCTGCCTTGCCACGCCACGCCGCGGC